GTACAGCCGCATGAAATCCGCCAGCGGCATTGTCACCAGCCAACCGAAGTTGTTCTTCCAGTGAAAGACCGCCGGCAGCTCTCCCGCCCTGCTGTCTCTGACGGACTGCGCCACCGCATCCTCAAGATTCAGCCGTTCTACCCGTTTACATTCAATATGTATCCCCTCTAATCCAACTACATCCGCATCGCCGTTTGCACCGCAGTATTGCTGCCCCCGGCGGCAGTCATAGCCGTATTCCCGCAGGATACGGGCAAGCTCACGCTCACCCCTCGCTCCCTTCTGTCTGCTGTTTGTCAATTTCATTCCCCCTTATTTTTGCTTTGCGGAGCTTCTTCCCCACTCCTTTAACAGCATATCTAATTCCGATGGCGGGATAGTCTCAATCTGCAATGCCGCGCAATCCTGTATCACGCTGTCAATCAGGCGGCTCATTTCCTTTGTATCGTAGGTGCTGCTACCATAATAGGCGAACACCTTCTTGCATCCGTCCAGTGTACTGTCCACTACCTCTGTCAGCCAGCCTGTGCCGTTTCTCTGCCATGTTTCGCAGAACCGCTCCACCGCATCGGCACGCAATGCCAGCGGCTCATATTTCCCCACAAGGCGGATATGCTTGCGGTAAACCTCCTCCTTGCTGATGCTGAGCTTGCTGTCCTGTAGCCGTTCCGCAATCTTCGTGCAAAGCACCCAGAGGTAATCATTGGCATCCAGAGAACGCTTTTTCCGCTTCTTCTTTGCCGTAATTTCCAGTGTCGGCATGCCTGCCTGCGTGATTTCATCAATACTCGCCAGCAGGTGGCTCTTTTCGTGGTGCGGCACCAGAAAGGAAAGCTCCATGCTCCCATCCATCAGAAACTTAATGCCGTTGTATGTACCGTAGGTTTCCATCATTCGCCCTCACCCTTGTTCTTTCTTGCCGCGTAGTCCGCTGTAGCACAATCGGGGCAAAGACCGCCGAATTTATCAAAATATTCCTGTGCCGTAAAGGTTCTCTTGGATGTCTTGATTTCATCCTTCAGCTTCTGTTTGCATCTGGTGCAGTATACAGGCTCCTTCTTTTCGTCCTGACTGTATTTCGTTCTGCCTGCCGCCCAGTAAACATCCGCACCGATGCCTAATGCCTTCGCCGCCACGCTGATGGCATCCGTATACGCCATCTTGTAGCACTCGTCCGAGGTCTCCGGCGAACCCTTGAATACGTTCACCAGCATAGAGCCGCCGATGCCCTCAATGGGTCTGCTCCATTCCCCGTCCACCTTCACATACAGGTGAATCTCGCAGAAAGCAGCTACCCTGCCATCCTTGCCTTCCTCTGCCCAGATGCGCTTGATTTCCGTGTACCAGCCGACACCGCATACACCAAACAGCTCCGTCAGTTTCTGGATACGCCACATCGGGTTGATATCCGTAAAGCCGCTCAGCTTGCCGCCCTTGATGGTTTTTTTCGCCGCATCCGGCACCTCTCTGCCTGCGTTGTAATATCTCATGTTATCCATAAACATCTTCCCTTCTGATACAATCGTCACAACCGATGATTTCTCCATGCCTTTTGTAGAAATAGTCGCATTTCACACTGCCGCATACAGGGCACATCGGTTCTTCGGGTTCGTATTCCTCCTCTTTTCTGGGGTCTTCCGTGTATGTAAATGCCATCACAACACCTTCCTGCAAATCTCCGCAGGGAAGCTCTCCCCGTTTAAGTACCAGCAGTTCCACCAAGGGTCATACTGCCATTCTCCGCTTTTCAGCAAAGGCTCCCCGTCCACACGGTTGATCTGCATCGTGCCTGTCCAGTTTTCCATTGCATTTCCCTCCTGTTTCTGTTATTCTGTAAGTGAATATTTATCCATTCCCCCGAGGCGTGCCACCGCCAAAGGGGATATTTTATTTTTCCTTGCAAAATTCATCCCTGAAGAAGAAATACTCCGTCAGAATATTCACCCCCAGGCACACACCCAGAGCCGCCATAATGTACATATCTCCGAAGTAATACAGAATTGCACCGATTACCGTCAGATCCGCTACGATTGCCGCTACGGCGTAGCACACAAACCGTAACGCCCAGCGAATCGGTTTCCGCAAACGCCTGCGTTTTTTCATAATCTCACCCTTTCATAGCTTGTCCACCTCATGGGGCAAAGCCCCTCTTATGTATTTGCCGCTTCCTTTGCCGCCGCTTCCTCTCTTTTCTTTATGGCAATCATTTTGGCTTGATAAATCGCCTCTCTCACCTGCTCGCTGATGCGTGCCTCTTCCTCCGGTGTATGCTCGCAGTAAGTAATGGTTACGTTGTACTTTTTTGGTGCTCTCCTCGGCATAAAACCACCTCCCGTTACACTGTATGTACTGCCGATTTTGTCCTATTCCTTGTTATCCTTCTCCTTGGCTCTGTACGCCGCTTCCACACCCGCAAAGGTCAGCAGGGCAAATGTGGCAAGTAAATCTGCCATTGTATTCTCTCCCCTTTCACTTTGCTTGACATTTTTCTCCATCTTCCTTATGCTGAATAGAAAAGGAGTTGATATAATGTCTATTTTTGAAAAAGTCTCCCTCGGAATATCTATCATTGCTCTCATTATTTCTTTAGCTGTTTATTTCAAAAACAAGCTTTATTCTTCTGCATCTCTGGAAGCTACTATTTTTGCTCAAATTTCTTTAGCAAAATCCAACCTTTCATCCGCTACAGAAAATAGGATTGTTTTTAACAAAGATATTTCTGACCTTGCTCTCCACGAGAAATCTGCCGCTATATCCGCCAAAGAAGATTTGGTAAAAGCTTATGAATTTGCCTGTCAGCACTACCGCTCTGGCGCAGTCAACCGAGAAAATTTCAACAATCTATATAAGGCTGAAATCGAATCCTTATTCACAGATCCCGCATTCTCAGAAATCATCAATGGCAAATATCCCGCATTAAAGATGTTTCAGGACAGTAACCAAAATCATGTTTAATAACTCACCTCTACCCTCGCTCTGGTAGTATCAATTATCACTTTAATAAAGCAATATGGGAAAGAATAATCTGATACCTCCAACCATTTCTATTTTCTTCCCATTGTTGTTTGATTTCTGCCACCCACTGTTGGTGGCTTTTTTATGGTCCATCTTCTGCACCTCCCTTAGCTTGCATCTTTATCTTTTTACCGTTTTTCACTTACATTGTTGAATTTAATTCAACTCTACATCAAAAAAAATTTTATCTCTTTCTTTACTGCTTAACTGCAAAACCTTTGAGCAAACAGCGATTTCAGAGGCTTTAAACTCTGTTCCATTGTTTATTTTATTATAGAGTGCCTCTCTGGTGATTCCGATTTTTGAAGCAATGAAGGTATATGTA